ATATACGGTTTGAGGACCAAAGAATGAACCTAGAGTTGCACCTATACCTTTTTGCCCCAACATACCCATTGCCTCTCCACCAATACTTGCTCTTCCAAACAATCCACCAAAGGTTGTGTTAGGCATTCCAAAACTTGCTAAACCTACTAAAGCTGCTTTTCCTAAAGGAGATTTAACAAATTTCTTAACTCCTTTACCTATAGATTTTACTAAGCTTCCTAATCCGTACTGTTGTCTGGGTTGTAACATTCTTGAAATTGTCATAATTTTGTCTAAATTTAATTGTAAAGGCAGGCATAGAATTCCTGAATATATTACTTTATTTGATTTTTTTATCTAGGTCAATAGATTTCGCGGGTGTACTTCCTTGAAACAAGTCATCCCAGAATCTTCCACAGTAAGAATATTCTCCTACATGAGTGATGTAATCTTTAACATATACGTGTACTTTTCCACCCATATCTATCCATCTTTGACAGAAACCAAAATCTTCACCAAAATATCTCTTGGTTTCTGGATCATGAAGCGTGTCAAATAAATTCCACATATTATGTTTTTTCTCCTCCTTACCATTAATAATGGTAGGCTGAAAAATTTCTAGCTTAGGATAATGCTTAATCATTTTTTCTAATACTTCTCTTTTAATTAACATACATCCCGCAGGAGCATGGGTAACTTCACATACGCCATTTTTTGTTTCAATTTCTTTAGAGTTATGTACTTTTAAAGGAAAAGTATAACCAGATTTCATTAAATCATCTTTATCATTAATGGCTCCTGTTTTTTCTTTAAGTCTTCTCCAGGCTTTATCCCAGTCGAAAGTTTTCATAGGATAAGGACAACCGATAATATCTTTATCTTTATCTAACATAGTAAAAATAGTCTTGGATTGAAAATCTATATCTGAATCTATAAACAATAAGTGAGTATATTTATCAGCATGATTTAACATTTCAGCTACACATAAATTTCGACCTTGAGTAACTAATGAAGATTTCATTAAAGTAAAACTACATAAAATTTTTCTTTGCATACAATCTTGTTGAAATTTTAAAACTGCTTGACAGTAATGCATTGATACATCACTGTGACAAGGTGTACATACCATTATTTTATGAGGTGAAATATTACCTACATTAAAAGTAGTTATTTGTGCATCAGAAGTTTTTGTAAACCAAATAGGCTCATTGTTTGAAGGCAATTCTCCGTTACTTTTTTGCATTTATTGCACCTTCTAAAAATCTTTTCCAAGAGACACCTATTTTATTCCAGCTATAATAAATTCGTGCATATGCTGATTGACATTCTAAATGATTATGAATTTGTTCTTCATGTAAAGTATCTGCCGCCGCCTCTGTTCCAAAAGCAAATTTTTTCGCTAGGGATCTATAATCTTTATCATAAGGTATATACATTGGAAATTCCGCTCCTGTTTCATATAAAGCACCATAATCTGTTGTGATACAATATAGACCTGCTGCCATACATTCTAATAATGATATACAAAAAGTTTCTTCAAATATACTAGGATAAACATACATATTATAATTTTTTAAATTATCTTTAATATATTTATTTGATTTATATCCAATGTAATTTACATTAGGTAAAGACTTAGCTTGATCGTATAAAGATTTATAATTATGTTCATTAGCATTATAAAAACTTTTACCATATATTTCGGTGGACGAATAAACATCTAAAGTAATTAAGGGATTTTTAATTAATTGCATTGCCCCTAATAAAACAGATAAACCGCGCCAGGGGGTATTCTGATGTATAATTTTTATTGGTTGACCTTTTTTATAAGGTAAGGCAGTCTCTATTTTATCTATACCATTTTTAATAACTACAGATTTATTTGTAGGAATATCAAAAAACTGTCTATATTTTTCATAGGTCCAATGAGAATTAAAAACATACCAATCATATTTTTTATGATTATCTTTATTCTTAAACCAAGGATATAAATTTTGTTGATCATATGAATTCTTTTGCCATAAAATATTCAGCTTAGTTGGATGTAATGGAATTTTTTCAGGGACGGAAGTCGTAATTTGTACTTGATCCAATAATTTAGGATCAACATACTTTTTTAAATATTCAAATTGTAATTCTGTGCCACCCTTAGGGTTTTGGTTTGTCATTTAATATCCTTTCTATTATTTTATAAGTAGTAATTCCTAAATTAGTATTATATTCAGGTTCAGGGCTACAACATATAAAAATTTTGTCAAATGTTTGTTGTGTAATAAAGCTAAGACGTTGATCAAATTTATATGATTTTAATTTTTCGTTTATTTTTTCTCTATTGTACGTTGTAGGGTGAATAGAATCAGGATTATTAATCCATACATAATTTATTTTTTTTTTCCAAACATTGGATAGATGATAAAGCCAATTTCCTTCATCCATCTGTGGATACTTATTATATGCATAATCATGATGATGATCTATATTATATAAATTATATTCATCATATCCATGAAAAAAATGAGGATAAATTTTATGATGATCATAGTCTAAAATAATTTCTGAATGTTTGAATAATAATGGAATAATAAATGAAATAAGGTCTTGCTGATTCCTTAAGCTTTGTACCCAATCACAATCTATGGAAAGAATGTTAAGCTTTTTTTCCTTTATCATTATTCATTACTTTCTGTATTAAATCTAATCCTTTAGGGGATACTTGTACAGTTACATCAGTAACTATATCAGATCCTTCTTTTTTTTCTTTAAATATTTGACCAGTTTTTTTATTTCTATAAGTTGTTATAGTTGTACAATTAATATTATATACATTATCCATTTTCATTCTCTCTTGTTATTAAAGCATAGTTAACAACTACTTCAACTTCACTAGCTGTCGCCGCTTGAGCTTTTATAGCATCTCCTGCTTCTAAATTCAACCCCTCAGGAGTAGCATTTACCTGGGCAGATGCCACAATACTATCTCTCCAGAATTCATAATTAGATGTTGCAGATGAATCATATAGAGAAGAATTACATAAAATAGATCCTGTGCTTGTATTAGAAAAATATACACTTTTTACAATAGCTACGGCCGAGGTAGTAATTGTTAAAACTGTAGTTAGGTTAGAAGTGGTTAAACTTACACCAGCATTTTTGTATTGAATTGTCACGATAGAAAATAATTAAAAGTGTGTTGTTCATTTTTTAAATCTTCTTGAAAAGAAAAATTTAATTGTTGTTTAATAGTATTTAAAGATGCAATAATCTGTCTTAAATTATCTACTTCGTATTCTTCTTTAGGTTCAGGTATGTAACTTGTTATTTTGGCCATAAACTTGCTAAGCCTCCTTCAGAGTATCCTACTCTTCCTCCTTGTGCACTAAAATTCATTGTTTCAGGTGTGTCAGATGTATTGACTGGAGAGAAAGTTGAAAAGTCCCACTGTCCAGGACCGTGATAAGATGAATGTGTATCTACTGGTCCTTTAGCATATAAATTATCTGCTGGAAGATTTTCGTTTTCACTTAAAATCATATCTTCATCTTTAATTTTAGGATTTTTAAATTGATTATAAATTTCTTTTATCAGTAAAGCTGGAGGAATGTATCTACCTCCCCATTTGTTTAATCCAAACTTTAAAAGTCCTTCCGTAATTACATTTTTGGATGATGAGGGCATAAACGTTTTTTTCTGATTATTATTTCCTCCGTCTCCACCACCACTCCAATTAACATTACCTTTAGGCGCCTGACCTGCATCAAAAGCTTCTTTGCTTTCTGCACCATACATTGAATCCCATTCAGGATAAGCTGGTATACCTTCAGGTGTCATTGTTTCTTGTCCCCCTAAAGCTTGTAATTTATTAACTTCATTAGGTGTGATGTAAGCCAACATATGATCTTGGCCTTTAATATTTGTCATTCCGCCGCCTTCAAAAAGTCCAATCCTTCTAGGTGCATCTTTAATCATTCCGCCTTGTGCAACCCATACACCATAACCATCATCCGCAGGAGAATCAGAAAAACCTGAATCTGAAGATTGCTCACCTTGGTCCGCAGGAGAATCAGAAAAACCTGAATCTGAAGATTGCTCACCTTGGTCTGGCATATCAAACTCCCCACCACCACCATAGTCATGGCCACCACTAAAACTATCTGTCCAAGCTGTAGCAGATCCATGACCTGAATCTGAAGTTTTCTCACCACTATCGACGATACCATCACCGGTCGCTGCTTCTACTTGCGCTGCTTCTACTTGCGCTGCTTTTTTATTTTTCATATCTTGTAGTATAAGAAATTCTTCAAAACTATCTTCAGTTGATGTAGGTATCTTTCCAGTATTAGTAAAACCATCTCCCCATTCTTGGTCACTTCCAGTCATGGCCAATTTCTGGTCTGCAGTTTTACCATGCCAATCTTGTTCTTTTTCCCATTCTTCATACTTTGTATCAAGCATTCTATAATCTGGTCTGTCTTTGTACTTATCATGATAAACAGCATCAGTTTTAACGTTCGCTCGTCTCCAAGCCTCTCTAGCCGCTTCAATAGCTGCTCTTCTTTTTTTTTCACCCTCCTCTGACATATTAAGATTGTCTAGTCTATCTTGAAATGTCTTTTCACTCATCCTAGATACATTATAATCTGCCATTATATTTCCAGCTGTATCATAGTCGCCCCCCATTCGAACAATTTTTCCATTATTATCTATTGCAAAACCCTGCCCGAGCATTTCATTATTCATAATTGCTGTTCGGTTCATGGGAAGGATGCCCTCTATAATTCCTTTTGCTGCCCCCAATCCTGGGAATAAATTTTTAAGTAACCCATCTTCTTCTCCTGGTCCTTCTCCTATAAAATTCCCTGAATTATCAAAACCATAGTCAGTCTTACTTGGTTCTTTAGCCAAATAATCTATATATTTACTCGGCATTCTTGTAATATTAGAATCTGGATTTGTACCAGGCGGGTAACCATCTTCCCAATATGGTTTTGTAATACCTGTATCTGTATCTGTATCTGTATCTGTATCTGTATCTGTATCTGTATCTTGATCTGGAGAAGTTGATGAGAATATATTATCTATATCAGGTAGTTGTCGATTTAAATAATCTACT